GCATTTTTCGCGGCCTCCGCTTTTGCCTTCTCGTTTGCCTCAAGATTCGCCCGTAACGCCTCGTGATCTTTCACGCGCTGGTCAGATGCTTCTTTCGCACGCGCCACCTGACCCGTCCCGCGATCCGTGATGTATCCCATAGTGCATTTGCAATTGACGTGCGCCGGTGTATGCGTGTGGCCTGAGGCGAACTTGTCATCAAGCGGTATCGGGCCTTGCGCCTCATTTTGCAGACATACATCATCGAAGATGCCGCGCGACAACCATAGCTTATGCGTTGCCCCGCCAGCCTTCGCCCGCTCATACTCCGCAGTTTCCATGGCGCGCCCCATCTCGTGTGATGCTATGGTGCGGGCCCGGTCTTTAATCAATGCTTGCTTTTCTTTCTCAACCAGCTTTTCCAAGCGGTCGCCCGTGACGCCTTTTGCCTCAAGATCGCGCCTGTACTTTGCGAGAGACTTTTCCCTGTTTGAGTCAAGCCCCAACCCATCACGGATAAGACGCGCTGTGCGCTCAGGCCCAAGCTGCTTTTCCAGCCCCTGCGCGACTTTCTCCGCAAGCTGCTTCTGCATGTCTTTGGTCATGCGGGTTACCAGCCGCGCCGCGTGTTCCTGTACAGCGTCAAGTACTTCGGCCCGTGTCGCGCCTGACAGAGAAGCCGCCACCGCTTCATAGAGTACATCTGACATTACGTCTGTTAATGCCTCAGTGGACACATACAGCGCGAATATCTTTTCGATGTCTGCAATGAATTCAGGCGTGAACCCTGATAGGCTCAGTAGGTCTTCGCCGTCTGCAAGCGGTATTGTTGCCACGCTATGACCTCACACTTGCGCCGTTGTACTTTGCCATGAGCGCGCCGATAGCATCGCCCTCAATGTCTCCCACGGCGTTCAGAGCGTCTTCTATCGCGTCCGGTTGTTCGGTCTCAAGCAATGCCTTCTGCGTCAGTACCGCGTTAACCCTGACGTTCTCAGACGTTCCAGCGGGCAACGATGCGGGCGTTACGCTGTTCTTTACAGTGGCTTCGGCGGCGATGCTGTTCAGTACCGTGTTGGCTTTCTCCTCTGTCCATCCGGCGAATTCAACCAGCGCCGTGGTTATCGGCACGCCTGACCGCGTATAGATTTCCACGCGCTCTGCCTTGTCTGATTCTGTTTCAACGAACACGGACCGCGGCTTGAACTGATGTTCAAACGATCCGGCTGCGTATGTCCCAATATCCTCAGAAAACAGACCAGCCTTGATGCCTATATGCAGCGCCATTTGATCGGCGCGAATCAATGCGGATTCCAGCAGCCCGCGCACCTCAAGCACGCGGTCAGCAATCGGACCCAGCTTGATCTGCAACGCGCGCCCGCTCTCGCTGGATGTCTGCATGGCTTCGTAGTAGCGGATTTCAGGCAGGTCAATTTTGAGCGCGTCATACAGGTCTGCGATGTACGCAGCGTGCGCGCCGTAGTCAATGTTAGGGATAAGAGACTCCATAGAAGTCAAGCCCGGGAAATACATGATGTTGTCCGACTCACAGTCAATGGTTTTCGTTTCCAGCTTCGGCGGGGCCATGGGCCGTCCGCTTGAATCAAGCGAGTTGGCAAACACGCCCCACTGAGGCTTTCCATGCCGAAACAGAAGCGAACCAAGGCGCGTTACGTTCTTGTGCAGGTAATCAATCTTCGAGATTGCGGGCCATATCGCGGCCATGCCGCGCTGGTCTCCCGCTTCTATGTCTGTCACATCCATGAACGGAGCGTGAACCCACGGCACGAAATCAATACCAAGCGTTGACAGTTCGATTACTTCAATCGGCTTTCCGAGCGTTGGCACGGAATACGCGGATGCGTTCGGCGTCGCGTATCGCTTGTACTCTGTCGGTGTCCACACTTCCGTGTGCCAGGATGTGACCTTGTTTCCAGCCGCGTCCCGCTCGCATGTCTGGACATCGTACCGAATGTAGGTTATGTACCCGCGCTCGTCAAGATCGAAGTCGGTGACGTTACGCGGGTTCACGAGCTGGAATGATACGCGGGTCACGTTGCCAGCCGCATCGCGCGGGGTGGTCACGCGCATGAACATATCGCCATACAGAGCCGCGTACCGCGCCGCCAGAGTCTTCTTGGCTGACCAGTTCGACCACTTCCACACTTGATGTATCGGGTCAATAATAGCCGGATTATCGGTCACGATCTGCAAAGCGTCAGGGAGCGCGCCCGGCCAAACCTTTTTGGCATACAATTCAACGACCGCGTATGTCGGATTTTTGATTTCGAGCATGGACTTAGCCCACTCAATATCAGCGGTCGCCATTTTTGCCAGCGCGTTGTATACGCCATTGCTCATATAGTACGCTTCAAGCATCTGATACACCTGGCGCGCGCTCCATGAATCGCTCATAGCTGGTGATCCGTCATTCGTAATCGCGCCAATTGCCCGTGATATCCGGTTGTATATGCCCATCTACTGTGTCCTTATGGTGGTTCGGCTACCTTCTGCAAGCATGTTTTCCCAATACCATACTAACTGGGAGAACGTGTCCACTTGGTCTTTCTTGAGCGAGCCAGGGAACGTGAACAATTCCTGCTCGAAATCATATAGCCATGGCGCATCAGCGCTTGGATGTGGAAGTAACACGCTTCCATTCTCGCACCATACGCTGGCGCGTTGCCCGCGTAGTTCCTTGCTCATGGCCGGGTTGACCGGAACGATAAGCGGGCGCAACCACTCCGGCCCGCTTGCGTTCAAAGTCTGGATAAGCTGTACACCGGATGACTTGTTTTCAATCAAGACCGCATTCAACTTTCCGTCACGGTTCGCAGACTCAGCGCGCCGGATAACGGCCTTAACCAGATCGGGGAATTCCATGCGATCCCGCCATGAATCCGTGATGTGTGCCTTGTAATCTGCCGATAGTTCGCCGGTCAAGCAGGATGTGTATGCCGCGCTCTCTTCAACTGATTCCGCTGTGTCCCAAGACTGTATCCGAGAAACACAAGAATTATGAACTGTTTTGTCTGCTATGTCAAACCTATTTAAGCCGTCCCACCATGCCTTCTGGAAGATCGTTCCACTGGCGGGTGTCGGTCGGCCTTGATACAGGCTTTCCCATTCACGTTTGCCAATTGCCTTCTTGACAGATAGGAGGCGCGCCACTGGCCACCGTTGCGGCCACAATGCCTCGCCGGCGTCATCAATCGCCGGAAGGTGCAATACTGTCCATTTCTCCCCGCCTTCGTTCATACGGCGAATCAGGCGCCCTGCTTGGTCATCCACGTTCCAGCGGGTCATGACAAGAATGATCACGCCTTGCGGAGACAGCCGCGTATACAGCGTGGAGTTGAACCAGTCATCAATCCGGTTGCGAATCAATAGGCTATCCGCTTCCTTGCGGTCTTTCACTGGATCGTCAATGATAGCGTAGTCCGCACCAAATCCAGTGATACCGCCGCCAACGCCGGTCGCGCGATACGTCCCGCCCTGCACCGTTCCCCATTCACCAGCGGCCTGACGTTCGACAGCCACTTGGTTTTGACCGGCCTTTCCGGGAGTGTGGTGTACGTTAGGGAACAGAAACCGCATGGCTTGAGAAGTGAATATGTCGCGGGCCTTCCGCGAATGTTCAAGAGCGATGTCCGCTGAATATCCTGACTGAATTATAGACGCGGTCGGGCGATGCCCCAATATGAAGCATGGGAATATCTGTGATACCAACAGGCTTTTCCCATGGCGCGGCGGCATGGTCACTATCAGCCGCTTGATCTGTCCGGTCATGGCGTAATGCAGATGCGCTGCGAGAATCTGCGTGTGTCGCCCAACCTGAAAGCCGCCCTTTAATACCTTCGAGCATTCAATCAGGTTGGCGCGGGCAGATTCCCGAACAGCGGATTCCAGCGCGGCGCGTTTACTCGGATTCAACTGTTCCGCTGTCTGTCTCATATGACACAGTTATGCCGTGTTCTTGCGCCCATCGGATTAATTCAGCATCTGATATTGACGGTAGATTATACGCGGCTTCCCCGTCCGGCGTGGTCGGTGCAACCTTTGTCGGCGCGTCCAGCCCGAGTAGGCGGGCCCGGCGTTCCATGATCTTGAGTGCAGAATTGATCGCGCTGGAATCGCCAGAAACCGCCGCCGGATAGTTGCCCACCCAAAGAGCGTCTAGTCTCTCAAGTTCAATCACACGCACGGCTTCGGCTTCTTCCGCGCATTCAGCGCGCATAGCGTCCATAGCTTCAACAACAAGCTGATATGCGCGTTGTCTACACACACCAATCTCTTTACCTATTGCCGCGTATGATAACCCAGCCTTGCGCAACCCAAGAGCGTCAAGACACTTTTCCTGAGCAGCTATGTTATCTGGTCGTGTTTTGTGTGCCGCGAATTTTCGCGCCATGTTACACCATCCCCACGATTTCGCGCATGTCATTCAGCGGGCCGCGCCGCGCCGAATAGGCTTCTGGATTCGTCATTAGTTCGACAACGTTCATCATTCGGCACACGGCTGCATTGACCTCTGCTTGTGT